ATGTTGAAAGATATGGAGATTCCCTCATTAAAGAATGTGAACTTGAAATTGGTGGTCAGAAGATTGATAAACATACATCTATGTGGAATCGTGTTTGGTCTGATTTAAGTGAAAAGAATCCAAGTGGTCATTTTGGTGCCTCTGCAAATCCAGCGGTCAATGCGGCTACTGCTGGTAACGGTACTCTTTATCAGAAAATGACGGGCAACGGTTTTGGATTAAATAGCGACAACGACGATGGTGGCAACAACGGTTTGAATGGAAACGATGGAAACGGAGCTGTAAATGGATTCGCTTACAGGGTCGGCGCGAACGCGGCAAGGGGTGGTTCTATAACAGTTAGTAATATAACGATACCATTAAATTTCTGGTTTTGTAGAAATCCGGGACTTGCTCTACCTTTAATTGCTCTCCAGTATCATGAAGTTAAGGTGAAAATGACATTTGAAACATTAGGAAATTTAGTGAGATCTAGCCCTACCAACCATTTTCAGGATTCAGTTGTTGCCACCACTGCATTAGTTGGCGTAACAAATCCAAACTTTACACTTTTTGCCGATTATATATATCTTGATACAGATGAAAGACGTAGATTTGCTCAGGTTTCTCATGAATATTTGATTGAACAATTACAAATTTCTGATAATAATATAAACACTGCTTCACCGACTATTGATCTTAATTTTAACCATCCAGTTAAAGAATTAGTATGGTGTATGAGAAATGAAACGCGGCGGGGCGGTCCCAACGAGATGGGAAGAAACTGTGTACCGGCGGCGCAGGTAGGTGATTACTCTGCTGGTCCAGCTTCTTTAGACGGAATGGGTGGTAATTTCCAATTAAAATTAAATGGTCATGATCGTTTCGCAGAAAGAGATGCTAGATATTTCACTAGAGTACAAATATGGGAACATCACAGTGGTTATGGTTCTGTGCCCACTATAGCAATTGATGGTGGTAATGGTGGTGATGAGAATGATCCGGATGCGCTCAAAACACACGGAGTTGATGCTATTGCTGTTTATTCTTTTGCCCTTAAACCCGAGGAACATCAGCCATCGGGAACCTGTAATTTCTCTCGTATAGACAATGCCCAATTAATTGGTAGAGCTTTAAGGGTTGAAACGACCCGGGGTACCCAGGACGTATTACACGCTAGCGCAAATAACGTTAAATTAACTATCTTTGCTGTTAACTACAATGTTCTTCGTATTATGAGTGGTATGGGTGGTCTCGCATACAGCAACTAAAAGTATTCTAACTAAAGTATAAATTAAATTTCTAACTAAAGTATAAATTAAATTATAATTTTATCTAGATATATTAAATATTTTGTCTTACAAAAGATAAATTTTCTAAAATAATATGAAATATATATTATTCATCATAAAAGTAAATTAGTTTTATATAAATTTTTTTCTAAACTAAGGTATAAAATAATATGGGGGGTGGATTAATGCAACTTGTAGCTTATGGTGCTCAGGATATTTACTTAACCGGTAATCCTCAGATTACTTTCTTTAAGGTTGTCTATAGACGACACACAAACTTCTCTATGGAAAGTATTAAGCAGACGTGGAATGGTTCTGATACCACGAACGGTCGTTGCACTGCTACGATTTCTCGCAATGGCGATTTAGTTCACAAATTATATCTTGAAGTAGGGGGGGCAACAAGAAATACATCCAATCATAGTGTTGCCGGGATAAAAAGTGTAGAATTAGAAATTGGTGGACAGAAAATTGATAAGCAGTCCGGGGCGTGGATGGAGGTATGGGCTGAATTAACCCAACCCAATCCGACTGGTCTAACCGGTCAGCTTAACCATAATGATAATAATTCTAACACTGGATGTACGCTTTACCAGAATACTGCTGGTCATGGTGGTTTAGTTGCAAATACTGCTGAGAGAGCTAACTTTACACTCCCCCTTCAGTTTTGGTTCTGTCGCAATCCAGGTCTCGCTTTACCACTTATTGCTCTTCAATATCATGAGGTTAAGGTTATCCTTGACCATAATATTGCGAATATTTTTAATGCCAATACGGTAAACAAATTATGGGCCGACTACATCTACCTAGACACGGATGAACGCCGTAGATTCGCACAGGTTTCTCATGAATATCTTATTGAACAGATCCAAGAACAATCACTTAGTGCTGCCCAGTCTAATAATCTTAATTTTAATCATCCAGTTAAGGAATTAATCTGGACAGCATTGGGTGCTGATGCAGGTGATCTAAATTCTTGCACTTTAGCTTCTCCTCTTAATGCAGTAAATGATACTTGTCATATTAAATTAAATGGTCATGAAAGATTTGCTCCAAGAGCTGGAACTTATTTTTCTAGAACACAAGTGTTACAACACCATACAGGATATGGTGGTCTGGACTCGGGCAACGCCCGGGTCGGTAGTTCCAATGATTCGATCTGCGTATATTCATTTGCACTTAAACCAGAAGAACATCAACCTTCTGGCACTTGCAATTTTTCCAGAATTGATAATGCTCAATTAATAACTAGTGCTAATGTAGCTGCTCGTGCAGTCATATATGCCGTCAACTATAATGTCCTTCGTATCATGTCAGGTATGGGTGGTCTCGCTTATTCTAATTAAGTAAGGTAATTAAAATGTTATAATTAAACAATTGAATAAATATATTAGTATATTAGTATATTTAAAATCTTATACCAGTGTAATTTTTAAATGCATTGACTAACCTTTCTAATCTTTCTTCTAAAACTTTAACACGATTTTCTAATTCTCTATTATCTACTGATACATTTGTTTCAGTAGATGATAAAATTTCCTGGACATTCTGAACAATTTCCTGAGTAGAGACGGGCACAGAATGCTCCGAAGGAGCAGGTTCTTCAGCAACAGGTTCTGGTTCTGCTACTTCTTCAGCAACAGGTTCAGGTTCTGGTTCTTCCTCTACCGGAACTTCTTCAGCAGGTTCAGGTTCAGCTACAGGTTCTGCTGCTTCTTCAGCAGGCGCTCCCTCAACAGGTTCGGTTTCTTCACTTACAACAACATCAACTGGCTCAGATTCATTAACAGTATCCATAACATTATCAACCGTATCACTCATTTTTATAATAAGTGTAAATAAAATAATTTTAAATATATTTATTTAAAAAAATCATAGATATTTAAAGTAAAGTTATGTCCGAAAATAAAAAACCTATCAATGCTGGAAATAAAGGTTTAGCTAATTTAGGAAATACTTGTTATATGAATTCGGCTTTACAATGTTTAAGTCATCTGATAGTATTTCATCCAAATAATGAAAAATTTTTTAATGAATGTAAAAGAGCTGATAAAGATTCATTACTTTATGAATGGTTTCAATTTCAAAGAAGTATGTGGTCAAATAATGATAAAAATATGATAAATCCTATCAATCTCTTAAGAAGATTTCAAAAGTTATGTTTAGAAAAAGATTTATATTTCAGTAATTTTATGCAAAATGATATTGATGAATTTTTAACATTGTTTTTAGATTTATTACATCAAGGTGTCGGTAGAAAAGTTGAAATGAGTTTTAGTGAAAAAGTAGAAGACGAAGCCGATAAAATAAATCTTAAGAGTAATCAAACTTGGCAAAGATTTTATGAAAAAGATTATTCATATATAGTTGAAAATTTTTATTCACAGCTATTAGGAATTACAAGTTGTACGGATTGTGAATATTATACAACAAATCATGATCCTATACAAGTATTATCATTAGAAATACCTAATGAATCAAAATCATTAAATTGTTGTTTTAATGAATATATGAAAAAATATAGATTAGATAGTGAAAATTTATGGAAATGCGATGCTTGTAAAAATCAAGTAAGACCTTTTAAACAAACACGATTATGGAAAACTTCAGATGTTATCTTTATATTACTTAAAAGATATAATCACAATAGAAAAATTGATAAATATTTAGAATATCCTTTAACACTGGATTTAAAAGATTATAATATAAATTACAGTAAAAATAAAAGTAATCAATATACACTGAATGGTATGGCAATTCATAGTGGTAACCTGGGTGGTGGTCATTATTATGCTGTTTGTAAAAATTATTTAGATGAACAATGGTATGAATATAATGATACTCATGTATCAAGAGTGAATAATGATAAATTAATAAAATATTCACCTTATTTATTAGTTTATAGAAGGTTGTAAGCTTACCGAAGAATTTAATTATTCAATTAAAGTTAATCTTTTTCCATCGCTCTTATAAAGTTTACCCTTTTTCCTGATAATAACTCCCCTTGGTGGAACTTTAATAGGTTTTCTTTTTGTTCTACGTGTTCTTTTTCTTTTTCTACTTGGTGATCTACTATTTTTCTTTGTCTTCTTGGGTCTTTTCTGTTTTCTCATAAAAGAAAAAGGGATACCCTCATCTTTAAATCTAACGAAATCACTTAGTTTAACCATATTAATATAATATAGATTTATATTTCTAATAAATCATCATCTGAATTTTCATCATCACTAAATTCTTGAATAGTTGTATGTGTTTTTATAAATTCAAAGTATTCATTAAAATCTCCCTGAATAATATTTGTATCATAATAATCATCTAACTTTTTTAATGATAAAAATAAACTATTTATCTCTTCTAAATATTTTAAATCATATAAATCTTCTTCTGTTTCACTCATATGATAGTTATCATAATTGTGTCTTACTTCATAATTATACATTAAATTTATAAAATCATTTTTAAATGAATCATAATCTGTAACTAATGCTAAATCATCTTTATCAATTATCCATTCATATGTTTTATCAGTCATATCTTCTAATATATCTTTAAGAGTTAACTCATCTTCATATTTAACTTTTTGGTTTAACCATCTATCTATAGGTATCTTCATTTTTGTGATTGGCAAAGGAGGATTCATAATAAATTTATGATTAAATAAAAATATTTTCTAAACGAATAATATATATGAGTCAAGGAGAGGAACATGAGTTAGACGAACAGACACTCTTGGAAAACAATATGTATGAGGTACCCTCGTCTGTGATCAACTACGTTGATAATAATAATAATGTGATGGTAAGCAATACTGCCACCCACACCGAACGCGCAGGTGGTGGATATATCATAGATGGTGCTGACGGTAATGAATTATTTGTTCCCGAGAATAGAGTATTACCCTACTCTATGGAAGGCGCTGAATTAAGGGATTATATATTAAATACTAATAATTCACGAATAGTGCCATTAGCTCAAGTGGGGAACAGAGCAGGATATAAAAAGAAAAGAAAAAAACATAAATCTAAAAAGAAGCGATCTAAAAAGAAACGATCTAAAAAGCGTAGATCTAAAAGGAGATCTAAACGTCGATAAATTCTCTTACTATTTTCTTTATAACTTCTCTATCTTCCGATGAATCTATACTTAGATGGGGATGCCCATTGTTTACACCATTGCTAACGCTTAACCATTGAAAAGTGTTTAATTCCGAAGGGTGATTCCTATTATTAAGATGGTCTATGTAATTATTTGGATAAATATTTCTTATTCTATATTCTTGTAATTCATCTGAAATATTTAACTGAATTATTTTAAATCCATTTTTAACGAGTGCTTCATATTCATTTTGATATCTTAAATCATCAACTAAACAATATTCTACATCTTTACATTGATTAATAACATAATTTATCCATACATCTGAGTCTATTTCTCTCATTTTTTGACCGATACTTGTTAAAAGAGTTCTATCTTTTATTTGAGGATCCATTTGAAATAAATCTGAAGCTATATCTTTTACTTTGTTACCAAATGAAAATATTTGAAATCTAGGTTCTAATTCACATAAATAATTGCAAAGAGTAGTTTTCCCTGAACACATTTTACCTGTGACAGCGATACGCATATTTATATTTTATTATGAATTATTATTTTAAGTATTTCAAAACTATTTTATTTTTCTCAATTTTTAAATTTTATTCTATTTAAAAATTTGATATCATATTAAATGTATCAAGTAGAGACAAACAAAATGCGTGTACAAAAAAGAAATGGTTCCTATGAAGAAGTGTCATTTGATAAAATTCTTACTCGTATTAAATCATTATCACAGGGTTCGGAATTTAAGGAATCATTAACTATTGATGAAACAATTATAGCTCAAAAAGTTATTCAAGAGATTCATGACGGAGTAAAAACAAGTGAATTAGATGAATTATCTAGTCAGATATCTATTGCTATGTATAGTAAAAATCCTCAATTTAAAACTCTTGCTGGTAGAATTGTAATATCTAATCATCATAAAAATACAAAGAATACTTTTTCAGAAAAGATTGAACTATTATATAATTATCATAACAATGGTATTCATAAACCATTAGTCGCAAAATATTTATATGATTTAGTAAGAGAGAATAAGGAAAGGATTGATAATACTATTGATTATATGAAAGATTATGATTTTGATTTCTTTGGATTCAAGACTTTAGAAAAGAGTTATTTATATAAAACAGATGGTAAAATTATTGAGAGACCTCAAGATATGTTAATGAGAGTTTCTCTGGCAATTCATAGAAATAATCTAGATGAAGCATTAGAAAATTATAAATTAATGAGTGAACATTATTTTACTCATGCTACACCCACTCTTTATAATGCTGGTTCAAATAGAGAACAATTCGCAAGTTGTTTTCTCTTAACAATGAAAGAGGATAGTATCACGGGTATTTATGATACTCTTAAAGATTGTGCTCTCATTTCTAAGCACGCTGGTGGTATTGGATTAAGTATTCACGATATTAGGGCGAAAGATTCACATATTGCAGGTACTAATGGTGTATCGAATGGTTTAGTTCCTATGTTAAGAGTATTTAATGATACAGCTCGGTATGTTGATCAGTGTGTGACTCCTGAAACGATTATATATACAACTGAAGGACCTAAACAAATTCAAGAATGTGAATATGGTTCTACGGAAGTATTTACTACTAGTGGAAAAGAAACAATTGAAAATGTATTAGAACATTCTTATGAAGGTGAAATTTATGAAATAGAAACAATGCATTCTTTAGAACCATTGCGTATTACCGATGAACATCCAGTTTACGTATTAAGAGGTCAAAAGCGAGGATTAAATTACGATATTATTAGAAACAGATTAGAGAAAAAATTAATAGAACCTGAATGGTGTTCAGTCAAAGACTTAACAAAAGATGATTTATGTTTATTTAAAATCCCTGATTATGAAGTCGATGATAGTAATATTACGAATGATGATTGTTATGTTTATGGATTAATTTTAGGTGATGGTTGTATGATGCCTTCATCAACAAATTGCTATTTAAGTTTACATAAGGAAAATAAGAAACATATTATTGAATTTGTTAAAAAATATCTTGATGATAAATGTATTGAAAATCGGTGTGTAGATGAAGAAAATACAACAAGGCTTTACTGGAAAAGAAATATTCAGTTAATATTTAGACATTGTGATATATATGATAAAAATAAAGAAAAACATATTACACCTAAATGGTTAAATTTACCCTTAGAAAAGGTTAAATATATTGTTAAAGGATTAATTGATACAGATGGTTGTAAGGGTAATGAATTATTATTTGATACTACCTCTCATAATTTATTAGAATCGTTAAGATATCTCTTATTAAGGATGGGTATTCCAACAAGTGGATATAGTAGAGATAGAAGAGGTGAAAGTCATATTTCTATGTATGGTGATAAAATAGAAAATAAGAAAATTTCATATACATTAAGAATTCCTAAAACAGATAGTATTTGCGAATTATTAGATATTGAAAAGGGTAAATTTAATAAATATTTCACTTTTGATGATTAT